TGCTCAACTATGGTGAAACCATTGAAGAGATTATGGCGGGCCTGCTGACGGCGGCAACGTATGATCCTAAGCGTGATGAGCTTGAGAAGGAACTCTTTGGAGCTATGACTCCTGAGGTTCAGGTTTCATACCATCACGTTGATCGTCGTGACCGGTACAAGCTCACTGTGCGAGAGCCTGAGCTTCGTAAGGCGTTCCTGAATTCGGGCGGTGTTTCCGAGTTCATGACTAACCTTATGGGCATGCTTCAGAACTCGGATCAGTGGGATGAGTTCCTTATCATGGCGAATCTCTTTAGTGAGATGGATAACGCCGATGGATTCTTTAACGTCAATGTCGCTGACGTTTCGTCTGCCGGTTCCACGCCGGACGATGCTAAGGGAATGCTTCGCGCGATGCGGGCAATGGGAAACACTCTTCCGTTCATTTCCCGTGCGTACAACCCTGCTGGACTTCCGGTTGCTGCACAGCCTAACGAGCTTGAGCTTTTCATTACAGCGGATGCAGACGCGGCACTTGATGTTGAAGCTCTTGCGGCGGCATTCAATATCAGCAAGGCAGAGTTTGGCTCGCGCAAGACCGTTCTCCCGCAGGCGCATTTCGGAATCCCCGATGTGCAGGCAATTCTTACGACTCGCAATTTCTTTGTCGCGGCAGATCAGCGCATCGAGATTACGGGACAGTACAACCCTGCATCACTGCTGAACAACTACTGGCTTCACCACTGGGGCGTTTACTCGATTAGCCGTTTCGCACCGGCCATTCTGTTTAGCACGCGGCCCAGCACGGCTATTACCATTGCTGAGACTCCTGTCACGAGCATGGAAGCCATTGTGCTTAAGGACAAGACCGGAACCGTTGTTACGTCGGTTGCTCGCGGTCGCACGTTCAGTGTTGAGAACAACGCTGTGACGACGCCTGCGGGCGGTTCTAACGATGCTGTGCAGTACAGTGTTGTTGCCGGTGCTGGTGCGCCTAACGGGCCGTTCAACCTCTCTCAGTTCACGTACATCACTAACGATGGTGTGCTTGTTGTGGGACCGGATGAGCAGAACGAGAAGCTGACCATTAACACGACATCGGTTGACAACCCGACGTTCGTCGCAACGGTTACGGTTAACGTTACGGGCGATCTTATTATCCCGTGGCCGAATCCCACCGTTCTCCCGGATTCGGATTCTGATTCGCTTCCTGAAGTTACGCCGGAGAAGCCCGGTTGGGATGGTGCTCACACCATTACCATTCCGTCTGTTACGGGTGTTCAGTACAAGAACGGTGCAACTAACCTGACCAATGGTCAGACTGTCACCGTGGCGTCTGGTACGCCGGTCACGATTACCGCAGTTGCTCGTGCAGGCTTTGAGCTTGCATCTGGTGCACCGACAACGTGGACCTTCACGTACAACACTCCGTAATTGTAAGAAATGGATTGTGGGCCGGATTAAATATCCGGCCCACAATGCCATATAATAAAGGACTATTAAGTGCCTAACCAAATTACAGACGGACCTAATCCGAATTACGATTTCGGGTATGACTTTGATTACTCTGTGTGGCCGAAAGACACACAAATTGATCTTGTCAATGTGCCGTGGAATAACGACTATCGAGACATTGTTAAGTTTGTCGATCAGACAGCGCTTAACAACTACATTAATTCGCTACAGCCTGAGAGCTTGCGAATTAATCAGCTTTCATATGTAAAGCCAAACACCCCGGTAAAGATAAACACACCTTTTAATAGGGCTGTGCAGTACAATTATCTGCGAGTGTCAAATCCCATTCAACCGATTCCTGGCGCGGATCAGCCTAAGTTTTTCTACTACTTTATCCTCGATGTGCGTTACAATGCACCTAACACGACAGAGCTTATTCTACAGCTTGATGTGGTACAGACATACATTTGGAATTGCGCGTTCGGAAATTGCTATGTGGAACGTGGCCACATTGGCATTGCTAATACAAACGCATTCAAGAATTATGGGCGTGATTATCTGACAACACCTGAGGGATTGGACATTGGCGGCGAATACGTCATTATTTCACAGGCACGCGAGAAGGTAGCGCACACCACATTTTCAGGGCTTAACCCTCCTGATAGCGGAATTTCCATTCTTGTTTGTGCGACAACGGATCTTAACGCCGATCCCACAAATACAGATGGTTCGCCCAATCTTGTAACCGCGCCAGGTAGCTCGTTCTCAAACCTTCCTTCTGGCGCATCGTATTACGGCTTTGAGAACATGGCGAGCTTTCAAAACTGGCTTGCCGCTAACGCGCAGTACCCTTGGAAAACGCAGGGAATCATTTCTGTAACCGTTGTGCCGAATCTTAAGCGCTACATTCCTACACTCGTGTGGGCCGCGTATGGCGATCCTACGGCGCTGAACGGGTACGGCAACCCTGCTGTGCTTACACACCGTTTGAAAATGGCATGGCGTGATGCGGACGATATCAAGAATGCCATTAACCCGCGCTACCAGAATTTGAAAAAGTTCTACACCTACCCTTATATGGTAGTTGAGCTTACATCACATTATGGCACGCCGATTATCATTAAGCCCGAATCATGGCGCGGGGACAATGCAACAATTCGTGAAATGGCTTCGCTGATTCCTCCGAATCAGCGCGTTTCATTTTACCCGGTAAACTACAACTCGAATTTCGACGGTTTTATTCCTGACGATTTTACAGAAGGACCGCAGGATTACGGCGACTTTATCGACATGGCGACGATGATTACAACCTTTCCGCAGGTTGCAATCGTTAACAACATGGCGATTAGTTACATGGCGTCGAACTTCCACGGCATTGCATATTCCTATCAGGCGGCTGACTGGACTCAGCAAAGAGCGCTGGGAATGAATCAAGCAAGCTACGATGTTGCATCGGGAGGAATTCAAGCATCGCGTTCTCTCGCACAAATCGCCAACATGGGCGATGTTGCACAAATGGGCATTGCCAATGCCGCACAGGGAAAGCAAGCATCTAACAACCTAATTGCCGGTGTGGGAGGCGCCGCCGCTATTGGTGTTGCCGGTGGCCCCGGTTTCGCCGTATCTCAGGGCATCGGCGCTGTAAATGATGCGTTGAATGCTGGTGTTCAGATGAACGCCAATTCGCAGGCAACGTCAGCGGGTAACCTGACACGTTCTGCCGCTAATGCGGTTTCTACGCGGCAGGATGCGCTTGTGCGGGATACGAACAAGAGTGTTGCTGACTGGGCCGCGAGAGGCGATTATGGTAATCAGATCGCAGGCATTAACGCTAAGGTGCAGGATGCTAAGTTGCTTCAACCGTCAACGTCGGGGCAGATTGCAGGCGATGCGTTCAATGTAAGTAACAACCTCTGGGAAGTAAAAGCTAAGTGGAAGTTTATTGATAATTCCGCACAGCGCGCGGTTGGCGAGTATTGGTTGCGATATGGCTATTCGATTCATGCATTTATTAAAATGCCAGCATCGCTTATGGTTATGGATCGCTTCACCTATTGGAAGCTGACTGAAACTTATATCGCTTCTAGTCGTGTGCCTGAGGGATTCAAACAAGCCATTCGTGGCATTTTCGAGAAAGGTGTCACTGTGTGGGCAAACCCCGCAGACATTGGGAATATTGACATTGCACAGAATGTGCCTCTTCCGGGAGTGAGTTACTAATGGCTGGCAATGGCACTGGTGGAGCTAACTCCATCTATAATGAATTCCTTTTCGGCAAGGATGGTCGGTTCGCGCGTAATACAGCGGCTCAGCGTGAAGCTGTAATCTATTCCATGCTTAAGCGGTCTATTACAGAGCTTGCTCTTAACCGCTTTTGCTGGACCGGTTTTCCTGACACTGTTGACACGCGCTTTGTGGAAATGGCGCTACTGTTCAACGGTTGCGCCGTTGCTTATAACGATGAGGATTACGAAAAGTTCCTTGTTGTGAAAGCTAACGGTGCAGGTTCAGTCAACATGGTTGACAACCCCGTAGCATTTACTGTGTTCGGCCCTGGCTCGTACACACAGAGTAAGGGTGTGGGCGATCCTGTTATGTATCGCTCGAAGAATATTCGCGCGTATCTGCCAATGACATTTGATCGCTTGTCTAAGCGTGACAAGGGGCGAGTGGGTGTTCCTATTTGGCCGAATTATCTTCGTCAACCTGAGATTGATGTGATTGAAGTTTATGCAACACGGCTTTCGCAGGCAGATAGAACGCTTGAAATTAACTCGTTCAACGCGCGACAGAACAAGGTGATTAAGACTTCACCTAACACTCAGCTTTCGGCTATCAACTTCAAGCGAAAGATTGAAGAGGGTGTTAACGGAATTCAGGTGACAGCACCATTTGATGAGGCGGTGGCCGTTGAAGCTCTAGACCTAGGTATTAACCCTGATGTGTTCGACAAGCTTAAGGGCCTGCGCAATAGCTGGTGGAATGAATGCATGGGCTTGCTAGGTATTGACAATGCTAATCAGGATAAGAAAGAGCGGCTTGTCGCGGCTGAGGTCGGCGCGAACGATTCACAGGCGGACTCTATGCGCTTTGTATCACTTAACGCGCGTAGAATTGCCTGCAAACAAATCAAGGAAGTTTTTGGTTACGACGTTGAAGTAGAATTCAACGTCGAAGTCGAACAACAGGCTAAAGAAATGGCACAGCAAAACGGCATTGAAACGGATGGTGAGTAATGGCTCACTTCACTATGCTACTCAAGAATGTTATTGAGTCGCAGTACAACGAATCAATTGATCCTGACGCATGGCAACAGCCTTACACTCATTTCACCTATGACGGTGTAACGTATGGCAAGCTCCCATATCTTGACGATTACACAAAGATTGGACTGGGGACATACCCTATCTTCGATGAGCTTTACCGTCCTATTCTTAACGGTAAGATCATCGATGAGTATTTCAATCAGGAAATTGGCACTGAGACTATCGACAATTTCGCACTAATCATGCGGAAAAAGATGGATCAGATCATGCCATATTACAATCAGCTTTATCAGAAGATTGAATATTCGGCGCTTATGTCAATGGATATTCACAGCGTGGGCGAACAGCACACAGAAGGAAATGAGGAAGCATCTTCCAATAGCACAAGCGCGCAAAATACCACATCTGGCTCTAGGTCTGTTTCATCTGAAACTCCGCAGACAATGCTTAGCGGGGCTGAGGATTACGCATCCAGTGCGGCAGACACCAATAGTAAGAGTGACGGATCAGCTAACGCCACTAGTGCTACCGAATCGACCAATTCAGCTGATAATAATAGTGACACTCATGTCACAGGTTACCAGGGCAATGCGTCTGACATGGTAATGAAATATCGAGCAAGTCTTATCAATGTTGACGCTATGGTCATTGCCAACATTGCAGACTGCTTTATGCTCATGTTGAATTCCGATGATGATTACTTTGCTCGTGAGAATGGATGGTATTGTTGAAATGACTATTCCCGACCCGATGGAGATTCCTCCCTACACTCCGAGCTTTAAGCCGGTTCCGCAGGTTACACCGTTCACTTATCGTGACGGTGTGACAATGCTGGATAAGCTAGACGGAATGTCGAAGTACCTTAACCGCATTATCGTACCGTTTATCAATACCGGTAATCAGAATCTTGCTGATGCGGTTGAAGCTGACATGCAGGCGCTTATCGATCAGGTAAACGCAGCAATTCAGGAAGTGCTTGATGCAAGCGTTGTTGTTCAGGATGCCGTCGTTGCTGGCATTTTTCAGAACTCTGCATCCGCTACGCGCGTTGTTACTGATGCTCTGTATGGTGCTAAGAGCGCCGTTGACGCGCTTGTCACGCTGACGACAACGGGGAGGCTGTCTGATGCCACTCTGCGAGCTACGTTTGGTTTGAAGAGTGATGTTGATAGTCTGCTTGCACTGGTGAATGGTAGCGGTAGGCTTTCGTCGTCAACGCTTGATGCACGTTTTGATACTAAGGCTGATGATGGTGACATTCCCGCCGCAATCAGCGCATATGATACGGCAACGGTTCAGCCTCTTGCAGACACGATTAATACGGGGAGGCTTTCGCAGACAGCGCTTGACACGCGATATGTGAAGAATCCTCCTCAGCCGCATGCTGTGTTTATCGGTTCGTCGAATAGCACTCCCGGTACGTGGACAGAGAATTTCTGTACAGCAATGGGCTATGTGGGCCACAATTACAGCATTAGTGGCGGCTCGTTTACTGGCGCCGGTGCAGGCAATTTCTTGGCTCAGGCGAATACCGCAATTGCCGATACGTCGTATGACCATTCACTTGTAAAGTATTTCTTTATCTGTGACATGGGTAACGACATTCGCGCAACTGCTAGCATTTCGGCTAATGCACCCGCCGTGTTCTCTGCTATTAGGACGGCTTATCCTAAGGCTCGGATCATTCTTCTGCCCGCTGTATGGGGAAACGCTGATGACAATAACATTGGCGGGCGAATTGCATCTATTTCTATGAGAGTGCAGGAAGCCCGTAACGCTTCCATGCCGTTCGATGTGGAAATGGTGGAATGGTCGTGGTTGTGGCTTGCCGATGAGAATAGTTGGATGCTTCCCGCACAGGTTCACCCGAATCCTGACGGCTACGCGCGAATCGGCTATTTCATGCAGAAGTACATGAATGGTGAGAGCACGCGATATGACAGAGGATGGAAGTTCATTGCCCCTCTCGGATCGGTTGTTCCCACTTCCGCTTATTGGAGAGCATGCCGTGAGGGTAACCTTGTAACCCTTGAAGATCAGTTTGTGCTTTCAGGTGCTATTGGAGTCGATCAGAGCATTGGTCAGCTTGAATACGGACTTTGGCCGATCAACCCGATTAAGATCGGAGTTGTTGCTGATACAACTAGAGCGCTCAACACGATTGAGATTTTCCCGACAGGGCTTATTCGAAGTTTTGGAGCGTTGGCGGCTGATCTGTACACACTTGATGTGACGTACCGGGCGTTCTAAGCTAGACTGGGGAGGGGCTATTACGATAGCCTCTCCCCTACCAATAAAGGGTATAAACATGGCACTGGTAAAGCGAATTGAACGCTACGGTAATCAATTCAAGCTCTATTATGACGACAACACAAGCGCGCTCGCAGTGCCAACCTACGGGGATATTTGGCTTGTCACGTCAACAAGCACACCTGTTCCGCCCGATCCTGGCCCTGGCCAATTCTCCTGGCCCTTCTCGCTCACCAATGTGAGTAGTGAGTATGGGCCACGTGTTGGCCCTATCGGTAGCTTCCATGAGGGAATCGACTTTAGCGGCGGAACCGCCGTATATGGTGCAAAGGAATTTGCCGCCGCCGCAGGTACAGTGAGAGCCGTAAATCTGAATTCCAACTACGGTTATAGCGTTCAGCTTTATCACGGAACAGATGCGAACAACTTTGGACTACAAACCATTTACGCACACATGAACGCCAATCCTCTTGTTCATGTGGGCGACACGGTAACAAAAGGGCAACTGCTAGGATATCTAGGAAGCTCAGGTGATGCACGGGGAGCGCATCTGCATTTCGAGACTCACACATGCCCGAACAATGGGCCCATTCGTCATAACACAAGCAACACAAGTACCGGCCTTGCAATTCGCACGGCAATTAATCCGCGTGACTTTATGACGACTTATGGTGATGGGGCGGTGTTACCGCAATGAGCGCTCCTAGTAGCTTCTATAAGTACAATCGCCTTAACTCGTTTAATTGTGTATACAACTTTGCGGTTGGCGGGCGAGGAATTGGTAAGACTTATGGCTGGCAGAAACAATCAATCAAACAAGCCATTAAAACGCATGTGGAGAATGGTCCCGGCTATTGCGATCAATTCATCTATCTTCGCCGATACAAGGAAGAGCTTAAGCTTGCAAAAGACACATTCTTTGCGGCGGTTCAAGTAGAATTTCCCGATTGGGACTTTCGCGTAAATGGTTTTCACGCCGAAATGTCACCAGTTAGCGAGCGCGATTTTAAAAAGCGCACATGGTGGGAGATTGGATATTTCATTGAACTCTCGCGAGCACAGGCTTATAAGTCTGTCGCGTTCCCTCGCGTTAAGTCAATTTGCTTTGATGAGTTCATTATTGAGAAAAGCACATTTCATTATCTGCCTAATGAGGCAGAGCTTTTCGACAATTTCTTTAGCACGGTAGACAGGTACAAGGATAAGACACGAGTTTATTTCCTGGCAAACTCTGTGCGGATTGAAAACCCCTACTTTATCGCCAATGAGATTGATCCTGACAACGCAAGCGCAGATGGTTTCGTTCGCTCGGCTGACGGCTTCCTTGTATGCCATTTCATTAGATCAGATGCGTTTGAAGCTGAGGTTTACAGTACGCGATTCGGTAGGCGAATTGCAGGAACCGAATACGCAAAGTATGCGGTTGAAAACACGTTCAGCGACAATCATAAAGAAATGATTGGTGTTAAAGACACTAAGGCTCGCTACATTTTCACGCTTGAAACACCGGGCGCAATGATTAGCATTTGGTACAATCTGTACACCGGACGCTATTTTGCACAGACCAAACGTCCTAAGGGCGATGAAAATGTTGTAACACTTGACCCTCAACGGATGGGAGAAAACAAAACACTAATGACATTTAGCGATCCTCTCATGAGCACGCTTAGAACCGCGTTTAGAAAAGATCGTATTAGGTTCAATAAAAGCTCAACGCGAAATGCATTTTTGGAGATATTTAAAAGATGAATAAGGGGACTGGAGTACTGGCGGCATTCATGACATTTGCGGCACTCGTAGCGCTGGGGATCGTGGGCTACGTTTTCATCGTAATTGTTAAACCGGATAGAAGCGATCAGTATTTTACAGTTCTCATTCAGTTGCTGGGGACCGCAACTCTCGCCGCGGGTACTTTTTGGGGACTGGGAAAACAAAATCAAAAGATGGAGTTGATTAAACGGCAAACTAATGGTACACTTAGTTCCGTGCTTGAAGATAATGCAAGACTGCATGAGGAAGCAAAGCACAACGAAATTGAAAACAAACTACTCAGAGAAATGCTAGGAAAGCAGGGAGAGACAAATGGCTGAGATTGACAAGGGCGA